ATTACTCATCAGAACTTTCTTCTTCTGATGGTTCTTCTACCTTCTTTTCTTCAACAACTTTAGGTTTTGTTAAAGTGGTTTTAACTTTAGATGCTACTGATTTTTTAGGGAGAACTCTAGTCTTAACTTCCTTTGCGTCAACTTTTAATTTTTTAGCAATGTTTTCTAATACCCCTTCACTCATACTTTTAAAATCTGATTCAGTGAATTCTACTTTAATATTATCAGAATCCATATACATCATACCGTTATGAGCAGATATTTCGGTTTCAACTCCTACCACTAAAAGAACCCCTTGTAGGGTAGTAAAGTTTCCACTTACTTGTGTTGTTGGTGTCAATAATGTTGCTTTCGCCAAAGGTATCACCCTAAAGTAATCCGTATACTCTTACCCTGATTTCACCAATGTTATCTGTATTAGATGCCGCTGGTGCATTTATTTGCACTTGGCTTTGGGAAGAAGTCGCATATTTACCACCATTGGCCGCACCAGAGATTATTTCTGGAGCAATCATAGATACGGCATATCCACCACTAATGGTGTCTATGGATATTCCACTCACAACTACACAGTTAAGAACACTTAAACCGAAACTACTTGCTTCGATTATTTCTCCGTTAGCAGTGTAAGATGTAATATCAATTACTGCATCAACAAAGTATTCGTCTCCTGAAACTCTAGGAGCAGTTGCGCCTTTATGGTCTGCTAAGATTGTTACTGTATGTGCCAATTAAATCACCTCAGAATAAGTTGGTGATTTTTCCTTGTCCTCTAAAGAAGGTACAACCAGTTTCACCCATTGTTCTGTAAAGTCCTCTGTTTCCAAGCACACCAACACCGAATGGGTTTCCATGACTGATACCATCTTCGAAGTATTGAGTTGGTTTCATTGTAGCAAACCATAGATGGTCTGTATCTAGCATTAACATGTCAGACAATTTAGTTCCTGTATATCCACCAGTTTTAGGCATATCTTTACAAGGAATTAGTGGGATGTCATAGTATGTTGCAACTCTGAATCCAACTTCTGCACCTTTTACACCTTTTACACCGTTATGAGTTGGTATAACTTCTTTAGCATCCATAAATCTTTCTTGACTTTGTAACAAGTCAGAGATTGCTTGAATTGTATCATATCCTGTTAGAATAACTTTTGGAGTTCCACCGTTCAATCGTAGGTTTTGGATAACATCATTTAGTATGCTTAATGTTAAAACTCTACCTGCTGTTGCATAACTTCCACCAAAGTTAACTACTGAATCTAAGTAAGAAGCAGAACCTCTTGTTGTTCCGTAAAGTGTTTTAACATCTTCTCCCATAGTTGCATAGTTAGTAGAACCACCAATAGCAGAAATGTTGTGAATACCAGTTGTATCTGCTAATTCTGCATTGGAACTTACAATCTTCATTAATGATGTATAGTTTTCTCTGATTCTTCCTGATGATTGGTCATTATCAAAAGCATCGTAATGCTCAAGAGGTGTAACTAACATAACTGATTGTGATTCTGCATGGTGTTTACCCATATCTTCACGAATAAGTTTTCTAATATCTCCAACACCGTCATCAATCTTAGCCATTTCTGCCGCTAATTCACTGTAATCAAACATGTGAGCAACAATTTTTGGATTCATGTATAGAGTTGCATACTCAGGAGCCATTGCTTTAAGTTGTGTGCTGTCTAATGCTTCGTTTTCTCCAACGCCACCAATTAAATCAGCATCAGGAGAAGCATTACCTTGAGCATTACCAGTTGTTGCGTTAACTGAAAATGCCGCCGCACTACCACCTTGAGGTCTTGCTGTCATTACTCTCCATCCACTTGATGTGTATGGTCTTTTAGGTAGAACTGATAATGGATTAATTTCTTGGTTAATCATTGACCAAACTTTTTGTCCATATACCATGTTGTAAAGTGCTGATAATCCAGTTGCCGCAGTTCCGTTTAAGGTTAAAGCAACATCACTAGAACCTGCAAATGTTGTTCCTCCTAAACCACCTACTATTCCAGCCGCTTTTAACAAGTTATTACTTGTTCCGCCACCATATGTAGCCGCTTCTAAATCTTTCATTGTGTTTATGTATTTTGTCATTTTATTCACTTCCTTTAAATTTGGCCCTCAAGCCTTTCAACTAGAGCATTTATGTCGCTCCAATCCATTTTAGCGATTTCATCACTAGATGGAATATTAAGTTCTGAAACTACTTCTTCTTGTTTACGAATTACAGTTTCCTTTTCTTCTGTTAATGATTTTAAAAGAGAACTAAATTGTTCTTTTAATTCTGCTACTTCTGCTTTAGCATCATAGTTAGCCTTTGCAATTTCTTCTTTCTTAGCAACCATTTCAGCATCGAATCTTGCTTGGAAGTTATTCTTTACTGATTCATAAGCCGCTTTTTCAAGTTGTTCTGCTTTAAATTCTGCATAAGCCTTTTCAAGATTTTCTGGAGATAAATCTAATGTAGATTGGTCTTCAAATTGCTTGATTGTTGTTCCGTCATCACTCATTTGGTCATGACTGTCATCAACATATCCACCAGCAGTTCCCGCTTCTACTTGTCCAGTAGGTAAATCAGGTTTTGATTTTAATTCTTCATCATCAGCCTTATCTTCCATATCTGCTTTATCGTGCATCATACCATGACCTTTATCTTCCATGTCCTCTTTACTGTACATAGTTTTTTCTTCTTCTTCTGTGTCCATATATTCTTCTTTTTCTAAGTTTGACATATCATTTGCCTCCTTCGTTGATTCAGTGTTTTTCACTATGTTCTTTATATGCTTTTCCGTAGATTTGCTGAAATCAGCCATTTCTACGTCATCATCATCCATCCCCATTGGCATATCCATTCCACTTAATCTATCACCAGTTCCAGAGTTATGTTCATTAATCATTTCATTTAATTCTGCTCTAGTAAAAATTTCTTCTTCTACTAGTCTTCTTAATATGCTATTATTAATATCTAACTTTCCTCTAGTGGTGTATATATCTTCCATAGCAGTATCTCTAACGTCCTTTAAACTAGATTTTCCTTGTTTATAATCCATTAGAACTTCTAAGAATTCCATTTTAGATATATTATTAATTCTATCTAAAGTATCGTTTAGTTCATTCAATGCTTTTTCTATATCATTCATTTTTGTTTCACCTTTTTCCATTTTTAAAATATCAAACTTTGCTTCTGGGTTAATTCCCTTTTCACAAATTGTAACTTCATGGAGTTCTAATTTGGAGATTTCATTATATTCTCCGTATTCTTTATGATTTTTCTTTCTCTTTTCTAAGGCTTGTCCACCTATACTAAAAGAACGAAGACTACCGTTTCTTATTTCTCGGCCAACTTCTTTTGCCTTTTCAATGTCTTCTCTCATTTTGATAACTACAAAGAACCCAACATCATCAACATCTGTTTTCCATAGTTTACCGTTTTTATCTCTATATTTAGGAATAACTTCCCCTACTTGAACATTAGAATGATTAGTCATTACATTTCTAAATTTTGTAATTTTCATATATTTACCAACGGCTTCCTTTAAAGCCCCTAAAGTAATCAAATCATTTTGTTTATCTACCATTTCTATTGAAGCATATCCTCCAATTACTAAATCATTAGATTTTAAAATACTAAAAGAATCTTGCCTTGTAGGATTAACCGTTTTCAAAATAGCAGTTGCACTCATTAGTTAACGCTTTTCTAAATGAACTATATTAATTATTCCTTTAAAACTAGTTTAGATTTCTTATCTTCTCTAATATCCCAAATACCATCATCTGTCTCAGGATTGACGGGTTCTGTTTCAATTCCAGTCCAAGCAAGCCACATATCTTTACCTTTAACTGGTATTACTCTAACGTGGAATTTAGTTTCAAATTTATTTCCTTCTAAGAAGTATTCGTGATAACCATGTCTTTGTACTCCTAACTTTACTTTTCCAGAATCAATTAGTTTTCCTTTTCTAAATTTATTTTCTACTTGTGCGGGGAACTTTCCAGATTTACCAAATAAAGCAAAAATATCATCTTCTTCATCTATATCTATTTCCCAACCAATGAGTTCTTCATCTAATTTAAACATAATAGATAAATTATTATTTTCTTTACGATAGACTTTAAACTCTCCTTCTCTATATTGTTTAGGAGTTTCATACTTTTCTATCATATCGAACCTAGCATGGAACATATCTTTTTCTTTATCATGAGTAATACTTTCTTGTTGCTTCAACCAATCTCTTAATTTTTTAGATTTGGACCCAAATAAATTATTAAATTCTTTTAGATATTTCTGAGAAACAAATTCTTCTATTTCACTATAAGGTTTACCATCTTCATCTTCCATTAAGAAGTTTTTAATTCCCACTCTAAGTTTAGACTTTTGAGTTTTTAACATATCTTCTACTTGCTCTTTCCATATGTCAATATCTAACATTGCGTTCTTCGCCATTAGATTATTTTCTTCAAAACCATAAAAAGCAAATCCATCTAAATCAGATTTAAAGATAAGAGTGGCCTCTCCATGTATAGTATCTGTAATAGTATATCCTTTTTCTAACGCCTTAATGTCATAATTTAAAGACTTCTTAGTGTCTTGTGATAAGAAATCTAAAGTAATTAATTTTTCTGGAAGTTCTACTTCAGGTATTTCTATTACTTTAGCAGACAATACTTTATACCCACCATCTTTATCTTTCTTAACTTCATCAATTTTAACTCTAATGATTTTACCAACATCTACATCTATTTTAGTATTCAAAGATTTACCAACATCCAAATATTTTCTATCATCTATTTCTTTAGTGTTTTTAAAATCATCTTCATCTGTTAAAGGACCAGCACCTAAAGTATAACTAAATAAATTAGATTTAGTAGTTTTCTTATCCAATACCATTAAATCTAAATCAACAAACTTTTTCCACTTAACCCATTTAGGATTTTTCTTAGTTCCTATAAAATAAGTAGAAGTTATATCTTTTATAACTACTCCCTCAGCAGTTGGAATTTTCATAATTTCTTCTGAGTATTCTTTCACCTCTTTTATAGAGTCAGCGTAACGGGTATCTTTTTTAGAAGGAAATGCTAACATCTCATCTGAATGAGGTGAATAATTATTAAATAATGTTGTAAGTCTTTCTGATAATTCAGTATCTAGTAATTCATCACCTTCATGCCTCATAATATCAAAAACATGCGCCCTTAATATCGTGTCTGATTCTTTATTCTTAAAAATTCTAGCAACAACCTCTGCCCTATGTAGTGGTTCTTCCCCATCAAATAACATTAGTTCTGCATCTAAAATACAGTCTCCAAAATGTTTTGCCTTCATTACTTTAACTTGAGCAGGGCATTTATCTGTAATATCTTTACCATTAAAAGAAAATATTTTCACCCTATTATCTATTTTATGAATTTGTATTCTCATACCATCATATTTTTCTTGAACTACCCATTTACCAGTAAACCCTTTTAGTTCTTCTAAATCATTTATTTCAAAAATTCTATACATTGGTTTGTTAGGAACCAAGAAATGAGATTCAGATTTTTCCGCTTTTTTAAAACTTACAAGGTTATCCCAAGTAGATTTACTATGGTGAGCAATATAAATTTCTTCTAATAATTTTTCAGCGGCTTTAAATTTACCTTTTATTCTTCTAGTATCTTTACCATCACCATAATGTTCTACGATAAAATCCACTACGTCTTTAGGTGCTAAATTTAATCCTCTATAACCTTCAGTAATAGTATCAGGTTCTAAATCATTCTTTTTCCATGCTTCTTCACTAAAAGATTTATCGTGAATTCTAATGGCCCAATGTATAAACTGAGCAAATAACGCTTCACTTTCCATTAGTTTATCTAATACTTCTTCTCTATATTTATTAACAAAAGGGTCTTTAACTAATTCAGAAGAATATCTTAATTCTTTTATTTCTTCATATATTTTTCTAGCATCATCACTTTCTACATTTTCTGCTTCATCAGAAAATAATTCCTTTTCAGTTATATTTTGTTTAATTGCTTGAGCAAAATCATCTATATCATCCCATTGTTGTCTAAGAGTTTTAATTTCTCCTACCCATTTTTTACCATAGGTTTTCTTATCCGATAAAGCGGATAAGTATGACATTCGCATTTTTTCAAAAAATTGAATTACTCTTACCGTTAAAGGGTCTTTATCTTTTTGAAGTAAGAGAGGCACACGTAATCACCTACTTCTTTTTATTAGCACTAGCGTAAACTCTTTCTCCAGCCTTTAAGTCAAGTCCTTTTGCTTCATCAGCAAGATGACCAACACCTAATTCTTTTGGTTTTGCTTTTTCACCTTTAGTTCTTTTCAATTTTATTTCTTCGCCAATGACGAATGCTTTCAATGCTTCCATGTATTCTTGTGTATATTTACTCATTTTAATTCCACCAATTTATAATAATCTTTATTGTATAAAGCATAATTTTTATAACCACTAGTTTGTAAAATTGCATGTAAAATCTTACCACGTTGGTAATAAGATAATTTTTCTACGTCAATTTCTAGCCCTTCTCTATCTTCTTTATTTAATGTACCTTCCCAACTCATTTTAATTACCACCTAATCTATCAACTAAACTGTTAATATCGTCCCAACTCATCTTAGCAATTGTGTCTGAATCTGGAACATCTGAATGTGTTTTCATTGCTGGAACTGGTGTATTAGTTGTAACCATTCCTGATTTCATTAAAATGTTATCATTATTATAAACTGTCTTTTCTATTTCTTTTA